TTATTGAGTTAGTCTGTATACACACTTGCATATGGTTAAGTAACTACATGTGTATCTAATCATAGTCATTCATCATTAACAGGTAATAATCATAGTATTAATGATAAGGGGGGGTAGTATAAATAATTATTGTTGAATTATATTAGAACCACACTAATTATATCAAAGGGAAAATAGGGACTATCGTCCATTCAGCAAAGAGTAAACCAAAAAAGAGGTTAATTAGAACTATTTACTAATTACCTATTGACTTTTACTAAAAAGTATGATATAATATTAGTATAAGAAGAATTTAATAATTAATAACATGTAACTACTGATTAGAGTTAGTAAGTTATAAAGGATTGTATCAGTGTATCATGTTATAATAGATTATAATATGATTAAACGGAGACACCTATGGGTCTAAAGAGTATATTCTCAAAGAGACTCGGAGAGTCTACATCATCATGTATGGTAATGATGACACAAGGTAACTTACTCGTAATGACACTAGGTCATTGGGGTAAAGCAATAGAAGTAGGAGTGATCGCATCACTTGCTACATTGATAGTAATAATCTATGGTAATAAAGAATGGCAGTATAATAAGTATGCTATGGCTGGAGCTATAGGGTTCTTTACTGTCTTTGCAGATATGGTAATACATCCATCTAGTTTTGGTGGTATAACCACAGAAGCACTGGCTACTGGATTAGGAGCTGGATTTCTCTGTTTAGTTATGTCTTACGTATATAAGAAATAAGGAAACGAACTAATGGGTAGACGAACGATTGATGCAACAAATGAGATAAGGGCAGCTCAAGGTTTACCTCTCATTAAAAGAAAGACTAAGAGACCAAAGGTACGTAAGAGTAATGCAATATTACCAGCATCTAAGAAAGCTAGATCTCAAGAGGTTCTTGCTCAACTACTTAACTCTAAGGGTAAGAGGGTTGTAGACAAGGTCTTAAGGAAAGCTCTGGATGATGACGATGACGATCAAATGGCTTGTTTAAAGATTGTTATGGATAGAGTACTTCCAACAGATTATATTAATAAAATGAAAAGTAATGGTAATCAAATTCAGATACACATTTCAGGTGTAGAAGATCCTAAGATAAACGAAATAGATGTTATAGACATGGAGACAGTAGATGGCACGAAGTGATTTAGCTAATAATGCTTTTAGAAATGCACAGAGACTCTTGGATAATACCTTTGAGCCCTTCACGACTATTACACGTCAAGATGCCACTAAGCTTGCTCAAGATATGAAGCTTGATGATAGTGTTACTAATCTTGATGGTTCTCCTTTTAATCTAAACATGAATCAAGGATATGAAGCAGAAGCAATAGGCTATGATACTGCTGAATCTCCAATAACTGAGGAAGATTTATTACCTACAAAAAATTCGGGTTATTTTGATATTAATCCTGATATGAAACTGTCTGAAGGACTGGCGGGACATATTAAACCTTATGATACAGATAGTCCTCACCAAGCATTAGATTTAATAAGAAAAGCAGCTGAGACTCTTGTACCTAGTACAGGAGCAACACTATCAGAAGATTTTATGAAGATTTATGATAAGCAGTTTGGGACAGAGTATACTGATATACAAGGATTAGTTAAAGATTTAGAAACAAAGAAGACCTTAGATGATGGATATAATGAGAAGATAGATAACTGGTCTCCACATAAGTCTGCTGAAGGTGGAAATAGAACAATAGCCTATGGACATAAATTAAAAGATGCAGAAGTAAAGGGTAGTTATGTTCAATTAGGAAATCAACAAATTCCTTTTAGTCAAGTAACAGATAAGATAGCTGGACAAGTCTTTGATCAAGATTGGAGTAAGGCTACAGAGGAAGCAGAGAAATGGTTTACATCAAAAGCTTGGAATAAACTCGATCCTATGTATCAAGAGTTGGCTACAGAACTTATGTTTAACATGGGTTATTCTAAAGTCTCTAATACTAAAGTAGGTTATAAAAGGTTTAAAGCTGCTAGTATAGCAGGTAACAAAGAGGAAGCACTAAAGAATATAAGACGAACTTATGGACCAGCTAAGAAGAGCTTACGAAGTCGTACTGATAGACTTGAAAACCATTTTACTAGATAAATGACTGACTTAAATGTAAAGCTGCATGACAAGCAGCGAGAAGTATTTAATAGCACAGCTAGATTTAAGATTGTAGCAGCAGGAAGAAGGTTTGGTAAGTCTAGGCTTGCAGCCTGGATACTGTTGATAGAAGCATTACAGTCTACTACAAAGGATGTGTTCTATGTTGCACCTACATACCAGCAAGCTAGGGACATTATGTGGGGAGTACTTAAAGAATTAGGACATGAAGTTATTTCTGCAGCTCATGAGAATACGTCCGTCCTTACATTAGTGAATGGTCGGAAGATATATTTAAAAGGAGCAGATAGACCTGATACCCTACGTGGTGTTGGTCTAGCTTATGTAGTAATCGATGAGTATGCTGATATTAAACCAAACGTATGGGAACAGATCTTACGTCCATCCTTAGCGGATGTACAGGGTAAAGCTCTATTCATTGGAACTCCTAAGGGTCGTAACCACTTTTATGAACTATGGAAGTATGCTGATGGACAAAAGGATGATGACTGGGAATCATTTCATTATTCTTCTTATGATAATCCATTAATACCTGCTAGTGAAATAGAGGCAGCAAAGAACTCAATGAGTAGCTTTGCATTTAGACAAGAATTTATGGCTTCATTTGAAGCAGCATCACGAGACATATTTAAAGAGGATTGGATACATATAGATGAAGACGAACCTGAAGATGGGAATTATTTTATTGCAGTTGACTTGGCAGGATTCATTAAGGTGGATAAAGACGCAGGAAACAAGAATAGTAAACTGGATGAAACAGCTATTGCAATCGTTAAGGTTCATGAAGAGGGCTGGTGGGTTGCTGATATTAAACATGGTAGATGGGACATTAAGGAAACTTGTGAACAAATCTTCTCAGCTGTTAGAGAGTATGAACCAACAAAAATAGGTATAGAGAAAGGTAGCTTAAAGAATGCTGCTCTTCCATACCTAATGGATCTAATGCAAAAGAATGGATTGTTCTTTAGAATTGATGACTGTACTCATGGTAATCAAAAGAAAACAGAACGAATAGTATGGGCTTTACAAGGAAGGTTTGAGCATGGGAGAGTTACACTAAACTATGGTACATGGAATAATCATTTCATTGACCAGTTAGTAAACTTTCCGAATAGTCAACTACATGACGATTTGGTTGATGCTTTAGCTTATATTGATCAAGTACAAGTTGTAGATGTACACTTTGAAGATGTAGACGAGGATTACGAAGTACTAGACGTAGTCAGTGGATATTAATTAATAGGATATAACATGGCTGAATATAAAGCACCATCACAATTAGTTACTTGGGTTCAAGGACACTTAGAAGACTGGAGAGATAGTAGAGATTCTAATTATCTTGAGAGTTGGAAAGAGTATGAAAGACTGTGGAGAGGAGAATGGGCTGCTCAAGATAAACTAAGAGAGTCTGAAAGAAGTAGAATTGTATCTCCAGCACTACAAGAAGCTATTGAGAACCATGCATCTGAAATTGAAGAGGGTGTCTTTGGGTCGGGAGATAGTTTATTTAGTATTGATGATGACATGGCTGATAAAGATGACAAAGATATTCAGTATCTTCAACAGTACATGAAAGAATGCTTTAAAAAGAATGGCTTACGTAAGAATGTAGGTGATATTATCTTATTAGCTAGTATTTATGGTACTGGTATTGGTGAGATCACACTTAAAAAGACAACAGAACGTACTCCAGCTACTCAGCCAATGGAAGAAGTAGAGAGTATTGCTATTGGTACTGTTTCAAAAGAGAAATTCAACGTTACTCTTAATCCTATTAGTCCACAAAACTTCTTAATTGATCCAAATGCTACAAGTGTATCAGATGCTATGGGAGTTGCTATTGAAGAGTTTGTATCTTCTCATAAAGTAGCAGAGAACATGGAATCAGGGGTCTATAAAAAGGCTGATCTTGGTGGTAATGCTTCAAATGACCTTGATTTAGAAGAATCATGGATAGATGAAGAGTATGATCATGATAAAGTTAAGATAGTTAGGTACTATGGTCTTGTTCCAGAGAAACTTATTGATAGTCCAGAGGATGGAGTAGTTGATTTTGTAGAAGGTGGTACAGATTTACTAGCAGAGTATGGAGATCTTGTAGAAGCTATCGTAGTAATTGGTAATGACAATGTTCTTCTTAAAGCAGAACGTTCTCCTTACATGATGAAAGATAGACCTGTTGTTGCTTATCAAGATGATACAGTTCCTAATAGATTCTGGGGTCGTGGAGTAGCAGAAAAAGGTTATAACATGCAGAAGGCTATAGATGCTCAATTAAGAGCTCACCTAGACAGCCTAGCATTAACTACAGCACCTATGATGGGTATGGATGCAACTAGACTTCCTCGTGGAGCTAAGTTTGAGATTAGACCAGGTAAAACATTACTAACTAATGGTTCTCCTGCTGAAGTCCTAATGCCATTTAAGTTTGGTCAAACAGATGCATCTAATTTAACTACAGCAAAAGAATTTCAACAAATGCTTTTACAAGCAACTAATACATTAAACACAGCTGC